GCCCAAGACCCAGTGTTCCAGTTGCAGCAACGTGAGTTGGCCGTCAAGGAGAAGGAAGTCCAGCTCAAGGGACTCAAGATCACTGGCGACATGCAGTACAACTCAGACAAGCTCGAGCTGGAAGCCCAGAAAATCGCAGGGGATCAGCAGCTCAAAGGTCTGCAAGTCGGTGCACAGATCAAAAACAACGAGCTCTCACGAGCTTCGCAAGAACAGCAAGCCGGACTCAAGATTGGTTCGGAAATTGCCAAGAACAAGGCCCAACAGGCTTTGCAAGAGAAGCAGTCCTCGCTTCAACACATCCAAACCTTTAAACAAGGAAACAAAACCAAATGATCCAAGACTTCTCACGCGTATTGCGCGAAAAAATACGCACTGACATGAACAACTACGCCGACGATCTCGCCGGTGGAGCATGTCGAAATTTCGAGGATTACCAAAAGCTCTGTGGTGTTATTCAGGGTCTAGCGACCGCAGAGCGTTACATACTTGACCTTGCAGAGAAAGTTGAAAAATCCAATGAGTGAAATCTTATTGCCACCGGGCATCGCCCTCCCTGACCACATCCAACCTCTGGAAAAACCAGAAGAAGATGCTTCAACCGAAACCAAAGCAGGTGCATTGCCAACCCCCACGGGTTGGAAGATTCTCTGCGTCGTGCCAGAAGTCGATCAAAAGATTGCCGGTACGTCCCTCGATTTGGTTCGTGATACTGCGACTATGCGCCAAGAAGAGCACGCCACAACCGTGTTGTTCGTACTTCGCGTAGGACCAGACGCGTACAAAGACACCGCCAAGTTCCCCACAGGAGCATGGTGCAAAGAAGGTGACTTCGTACTCGTGCGTACATATTCCGGTACGCGTTTCAAAATTTTCGGAAAAGAGTTCCGCCTGCTCAACGACGATCAGGTGGATGCTGTTGTGGAAGACCCTCGCGGCTTAACCCGCGCATAAGGAGTAAACATGGACAAAGATGAGTTCAAGTTCCCCGATGAAATCGAGGACAAGTCAACCAACGACGGGAACGAAACCGACGTTGAGATTGAGATCGTAGACGACACGCCTGAGAAGGACCGTGGCCGTCAGCCCCTAAACCGTGAGGTCGATGACCCTACGGACGACGAAATTGAGTCGTACTCCTCCAATGTGCAGAAGCGAATCAAGGACTTGACACACGCACGCCACGACGAGCGCCGTGTGAAAGAGGCCGTATTACGCGAGAAGCAAGAGCTAGAGCGTCTTGCACAGCAGCTCATCGAGGAAAATAAAAGCCTCAAGAAGAGCTATAACTCTGGTCAGGAAGCGGTCATCCACTCTGCCCGCAAGGAAGCGGAGACGGAACTTGAGATGGCTCGCCGTCAATATAAAGAAGCACAAGAGGCGTTTGACACAGACGCTATCATTGCTGCGCAAGAAGCGTTGACCGACGCAAAGATGCGAGTTGAGCAAGCAAAATATTTTCGCCCTACCCCTTTACAGGAGCGTGAATATGATGTACAAACTACCCAACCGCAAACCCGAGCGGTTGAGCCGGACGAAAAGTCCTTGCGCTGGCAAGCTAGAAACCAGTGGTTCGGTTCCCCCGGGTTCGAGGAATACACCAGTTACGCACTAGGACTGCACCAGAAGCTAGTGAACGGTGGCGTTGACCCCCGCAATGATGACTATTTCGAGCAGATTAACGCTCGCATGAAGTCCAAGTTTCCCGAGTTATTCGGTGAGACAGAAGACAAGCAGAGAAGCTCTGAGGCCAAACCACGGCCCTCCACTGTTGTTGCGTCCGCATCTCGTTCTACGGGTGCTGGAAAGGTCAAGTTGACTACCACGCAAGTAGCGTTGGCAAAGAAACTTGGATTAACCCCGCAGCAATACGCTGCACAAGTAGCAAAGTTGGAGGCTCAAAATGGCTAAAGAAATCACTTCTCGCGATCCCCGTGACACCGTGTCACGCGAAAAATCTGCTCGTGCGGTATACGTACCGCCAACCTCTCTGCCCGATCCGACTCCGGAACCCGGGTACCTGTTTCGCTGGGTAGCGACGCATGTACTTGGACAGGCCGACCCTACTAACGTGTCTCGCAAGATGCGCGAAGGTTGGGAGCCGGTGAAAGCAGAAGACCATCCAGAACTGCAATTGTTTGGTAATGAAAAGACCGGCAACGTGGAAATCGGCGGCCTCATGCTCTGCAAGATGGCTATCGAACAAGCGCAAGCTCGTGACGATTATTACAACAAGCAAGCGCAGAACCAGATGGATTCAGTGGACAACCACTTCATGCGAAACAACGATCCCCGTATGCCGCTGTTCAGCGACCGCAAGTCAACGACCAGCAGAGGCGGTGGTTTTGGTTCAGGTTCTAAGTAAACTAGGAGTCCTTAAATGGCATCTACAGCTTCTCCCTACGGCTTGAAACCCGTAAACGAGTTGGGTGGCCTACCATACGCTGGTAGCACCCGCTTATATGTAATCGACCCAGCAGGCACAGCCTCGAACATTTACAACGGTTCGCCCGTGTACGTGAACGCGGATGGCTATCTGGCCGTGGCTACTGCCACTGGTGCTGACGCAACCACAAACGGTTTCCCTGTTGGCACAGCCAACACCGGTATCGTCGGTGTGTTCGTTGGTTGCCAATACATCAACGCACAAGGTCAAGTGATCTACTCTCAGTACTACCCAACAGGTACGACTGGTGTGGTTAACGCCTACGTCGTGGATGATCCTCAAGTTGTGTTCCAAGTCCAGTCCGCTGGCTCAGTGACACAAGCCGCCGTCGGCGCAAACTTGTTCTTCTCAACTGGCGCTGTGGCCACTGGTAGCACAACTACTGGTAACTCAACAGCTTCTGTGGTTGCTGGCTCTTCTGCCGTTGCAACTACTGCTGCTTTCCGCGTTGTGGGCTTCCCCAACATGGTTGGCTTCTCAGTTGTTGGCGACGCATACACTGACGTGTTTGTGAAGATCAACCCCGGCTACCACAGCTATACCAACGCCGTTGGTCTGTAAGGAGTAAATTAAATGGCTATTTCACGCGCACAACTGCTCAAAGAATTGCTGCCCGGCCTGAACGCTTTGTTCGGCATGGAGTACGCACGCTACGGCGAAGAGCACAAAGAGATCTACGAAACAGAGAAATCTGAGCGTAGCTTTGAAGAAGAAACCAAGTTGGCCGGATTCGGTGCAGCTCCTGTTAAGAACGAAGGTTCTGCCATTGCTTATGACAATGCGCAAGAAGCGTTCACAGCACGCTACAACCACGAAACCATCGCCTTGGGCTTCTCGATCACTGAAGAAGCTGTTGAAGACAACTTGTACGACAGCCTGTCTGCTCGCTACACCAAGTCTTTGGCTCGCGCTATGGCTTACACGAAGCAAGTTAAAGCTGCCTCCGTTATCAACAACGGTTTCAGCGGTAGCTACCTCGGTGGCGACGGCGTGTCTTTGTTCGGCGTCAGCTCTGGCGGCTCACGTGTTGGTCACCCGTTGATTAACGGTTCGGTCAACTACAACAGCCCAACTACTGCTGTGGACTTGAACGAGACTTCATTGGAAAACGCCGTGATTCAGATCGCTGCGTGGACTGACGAACGCGGTCTCTTGATCGCCGCCAAGCCCGTCAAGATGGTGATCCCACCAGCTTTGATGTTCACGGCTAAGCGTTTGCTCGACACTGAGTTGCGCGTTTCTACTGCTGATAACGACATCAACGCTATCAAGCAAATGGGCGCTATCCCCGGTGGCTACACCGTCAACCACTTCTTGACCGACAGCAATGCTTGGTTCTTGACGACTGACGTGCCAAACGGCTTGAAGCACTTTGAGCGTTCTGCTTTGACTAACAGCATGGACGGTGACTTTGACACCGGCAACGTGCGTTACAAGGCTCGCGAGCGTTACAGCTTCGGCTGGTCTGATCCCCTCGGTATGTGGGGTTCTGCTGGCGCTTAATTGCACGGCACGAGAAAAGGAGCTTCGGCTCCTTTTCTTTTTTCTAAAACGGGTGTATATTCACACCATCCCGGGGTTCCGGTGTATCTGACAGTCCCGGCTGACGTTCATGCAGACAGATACGCCTCAGTAGCATGTAAGGAAAAATCATGGCTAATACCACATTCACCGGCCCAGTACGATCTGAAGG